TCGACATATTGACCATAAAACCCACCAGACTCAACTATTACAGCACCATCATCAGTATCAGGAGGAACGAAGGAAGACAGTTTATTGTCTTCCTTCTCCTCTTTAGTTTTTCCAAACTTCAGTCCAAATAATTCAAAAGCCATTTACTATCCTTTATCATATATCACAAATTTAATTAGCTAGAAGCGTCTGAACCATCAAAGGCATCAGAATCAGCGTTACCACTAGAGATCTGCTGTCCTTGAAGTTCAGAGAGGAATGTTGCAGAAGTAGCGATAGCATTAGCTGCGCTTCCTAATCCAAGGGCTCCTCTAATTCCTTCTGTGACGCCAGAAATGATATTGTCAATTTGTTGATTTCCACCAACTGGCTCGAAGTGTGAGAAGTCAAATGTAACGTCAAATTGTTCAATCTCTGATTTTTCGTCAAACGAAAGTTCAATAGCAGACAAAGCACTTGGCCACATGTTGTAGAATCTATAACTTCTTGTTGGAACACCACTTCTACTCAACTGAGTAACAATCCAGTCGGAAGCAGCATAAGCGCCAAGGGCGTCAGCGCCGATTGGATCACCCCAGTTAGCACAACGTGTTTGCCACACTTCGAATTTTCTTCTAGTAACCATTTGAGTATCATTGTATACACCAACTGTCCATTGTTCAAAGGTTCTTTCACCGGCATACTTTAGTTGTCTACCGCCGGGGGTGAATACGGGAACAACATTTACGGAAGCAGCGGGAAGAGCTGCTGATCTAGCCAAGTAAGCCATATCTGTTCCGATGGTTGGACCGTAAACTAGATAATAGTTTCCTCTTGCTCCCCCCAAGGCCAATCTATTTCTAAACTCGTTTACATTTGGTAATGACATTTTTTCTCCTTGTCTTTAAAAATACCTATGGTATAACAAATATTTATAATCAAATATTACCCACCTATTTCTTCAAAACTGGCACCAGTTCTGGTTGCGATGAAGTTCAACTGAATGAAGTTGATTGAACGATTTGGTTTGATGTAGATGTCAGCCCAGAATTCGTTTCTATCAATTCTTTCTGGTGTGTTGTTTGATTCGTCGCAAACGACCTTGAAATCAACCACACCTCTTCTTGCCTTGACATCTTCAAGGAAAGGTGAGATGAGGGAGACAAAACGTCCTCTGGTGAACGCATCATTGAACTCAAAGAGTGAATACTTTGATGCAGTTGCAATTGCCTTTTCTAGAACAATGAACAATCTACGAACATTGATTCTATCGAAAGCACTTGGTTTACTGAGAGCAGTTCTATCACCTAGGAGAAGAGTTCCTTCACCTGGAGTTGTTATGATTGGGTTCACACCGTCTGGATAAATTTCATCTCTAGATGACTTTTCTGGATTGAATCCCAACTTTATTGCATTTCTGATTTGTCCTCTGGTATAACCAGCTGGAGAGAACCAAGCATCTCTGGTTGCTTCTGTTCTTGCAACCAAACCTGCTGTGTCAGCATTGAGAGGAACCCAACGATAGATGTCATTATAGACATCATACTGATACTTATATCCAGAATCTATGACTGCATAGGAAGATGAACCAACATCCGATCTGATGGTTCTACAAGCTTCCAATTTTTTATTATTCGTAGCAAATTCGTCTTTGTTGACTGCGGAGAAGAATGCAATTGCATCCTTTCTGGTTTCTGCAATTTGACGAACATGTCCTGCTTCAGTTCCTGTAAGTGCCTGACCTATTATCAGGTTGACATCATAAAGTTCGGTGTCTTCAAAGAGATTGTATCCCTGTGGATCATTTGAAGGAACTTGTTGTGCTACTGTTCCTCCTGTTTGACCCGATCCTCCCGTAAGAGAGAAATCCACAATAGCTGGATCGGTTACTCCTGAACTTCCCCAATCAACTTTATAACCATCCAATGTGATTGTTTGTGCCAATTGAGTGGATATGTCGGTTTCAACATCGGTTGGAATGTCTTTTCCACCAACATAGATATATTTTGATGAATTGTTAATTACCGATTTGTAGTAAACGGATTCACCATCTTCTCTTCTTGCTTCGGGGAATATCGAGAGATTGGAAAATCTTTCCAAAACAGTTCCCTTAGAGCCTGTGAACAATCCGTCCTCATCATAGACAACAACATGCATTTGATCGTTTGTTTTATTGGCATCAGTTACTTCACCAAACTCCAAGAATTGAATGTTTGAAGTACTTTCTGGAGCACCATCATTTCCATAACCAAACTGATTACTCCATGTCCAATTTTCAAATGCACCAGTAACACCCGTTACTGATGTATCCAACAAAGAAGCACCATTAGCAGTAGTTCCGTCAAGACCAATGGCTGCTCCGGAAAATACTGGGAAATCACCTTCAAGACTTCCAAGAACTATTGTTCCAGCTGAATCTTCGGTTATACCCAAGGATAAAATCGTGCCGAGAGCAACGACTCCTACACCAGAATCATCTGTTGCGCCTATTGACTCAGCTACGGTTCCATCAACTCCTACCCCACCATCCATGAAGAATACCGTATCACCGACTTCAAAATCACCACTTCCCCCAGTTACAGAAAGAGTATGTGTGGTTTCTTCGCCGGGACCAGCAAAAATGGACACACCCAATGAATTGCCTTTTTCTCCTGGATATCTAGCGATAATACCGTTATCATCTACAGAACGCAGATCTTCATTTTCTACCAATTTAGCATTGGCGGCAGAATTTGCTGCATTCCTAGCGTCTTTATCCACAACCCTCACAACTTGAAGTGCGTTACTATACCCCAAGAAGTTCGTTGCAGACAACCATTCTTCATAATTCCAGTTTTTTGGTTCACCGAAGGTTTCTCTGAATCTTTTTGGACTATCAACAAGAATTACCTTTCTTGATGGTCCCCATTCAAACTCACCAGCAATTCCACCCAAAGCAGTTGCAACAGCTGGAACTATCGTGGTGAGATCAATTTCTGATACGTTTACACCCGGACTGACTTGAAATGCCATATTTCTATCTCCTTAATAATTTTTTACTTTATTACCCACCAACTTCACTGAAACTAGCACCAGATCTAGTTGCGATAAAGTTCAGTTGAACGTAATTGATTGAACGATTTGGTTTGATGTAGATATCAGCATAGAATTCGTTTCTATCAATTCTTTCTGGTGTGTTGTTTGATGTATCGCAAACAACCTTGAAGTCTATGAGTCCTCTTCTTGCCTTTACGTCTTCAAGGAATGGCGACACCAATGACACAAAACGTCCTCTGGTGAACGCATCATTGAACTCAAAGAGTGAATACTTTGATGCAGTTGCAATTGCCTTTTCTAGAACAATGAACAATCTACGAACATTGATTCTGTCAAAAGCACTTGGTTTACTGAGAGCAGTCTTGTCTCCCAATAGAATTGTTCCTGTATTTCTTTCAGTGATGATTGGGTTTATCCCCTTTGCATAGATTCTATCTCTAAAGACCTTTGATGGGTTGAATCCAAGAGCAGAATTACTATCTCTCAAGATTCCTCTGTTGTATCCAGCGGGAGAGAACCAAGCATCTCTATTTGCTTCTGTTCTAGCGACCAATCCTGCCGTGTCTCCGTTGAGAGGAACCCAACGATTTACTTGGGTGTAGGGATCAAATTGCTTCTTGTAACCAGAGTCCACTATGCAATACGAAGAGGAACCTAAATTACTCTTGAAAGTCACACATAGATCTGCTTTTTCGGAATCAGTCTTGTTCGTGACATTTTTTCCTTCTCTTCCAATTGGAGCGGAGAAGAAAGCAATAGCATCTTTTCTGGTTTCAACCAATCCTTTTAGATCTTGAATTTCCGTTGAACCAGTTATATCTCCTGAAAGAATGAGGTTCACATCAATCTTTTCGGCATCAGCAAGTTGAGCATAACCAATTGTTTTTCCTTGTCCTGAATCAGTTCTGTTACCCTTATAATTCTCTCCTGTTCCTCCATCAAATGATACAGTTTTAAAGGGTGTATTACTTGAAGTACCGAAATCGTATTCGGTTTCCCAGTTGGTTGAATTTACAGCAGTCAAGCCCAATCCAGCATTTCCGAAGATATTAACAAAACCCGTCTTTTCTGCATCGGATGAATCCAAAGACCCAGAAACCTTGATGTATTCTGAAGTGTTGTTAATTACATTCTTATAATAAAGAGATTCTCCGTTGATTCTTCTTGCTCTGGGGTGCATGGAAACATTTTCAAATCTTTCCAACACTTCGTTCTTTGTTCCTGTGAACAATCCGTCTTCGTCAAGAACGACAACGTGAATTTGGTCATTTGTAGTCAATCCATCAATGAGGTTGACCAAGTTCTCTGTTGATCCTGGTGCTCTACCAAAACTATCATAGTAGGGCCAAGAACCTGTTACTCCATAACTTGCAACCGACACTGCGAGTGAGTCACCTTTTTCTCCACCGTATCTTGCGACAAATCCGAGGGTATTCTTGGTTGTCAAATCAACTTGATCGTTCAGAGCTGAAGCATCACTACCAGTTATTCTGCCAGTGTTTGCGTTTCTGGCATTATTAGGATCCATTGCCCTGACCATCAGCAATCCACGGGAATATCCCATGAAGTTGAGAGCAGTCATGTAGTTTGCAGCATTCCATTCTTTAATATCACCAAAAATTCTTCTGAATTCCTTTGGTGTGTCAATCAAAACAGGTTCGTTTGCTGGTCCCCATTCTGTTGGGAACGAAATTCCTGCTAATGAAGTTGCTACAGCAGGAACTATAGTCGTAAGATCAATTTCACTTACATTTACACCTGGACTTACTTGAAATGGCATATTTTTTCTCCTTCATATATACACGGAGTATATCTATTACTTCTCTTATTATTTATTATTTTTGTGTTTTTGGTGTTGGCTGTTGGTCATCAAGCTATCAAGACCAAAAGAAACTTTGATCGTCTTCCATGTCTTTTTCACTCGGAAGATTGTCAATTTTGTTTCTTGTTGGTCCTTCACGGGAAAGGTTCAGAGCATCTTGTGTTCTCTGATCCTCATAGTCAACAATTCCATCTTCTATGAACCCAAAAGGACTCAGAGACTGCTCCAAATCGTGAATTCTCTTCTCATAGAGTCTTTTTCTTGTGTCGATGTCTATGATTTCACGGAAATATGATTGTGTCGTCAGCCAAGAGAACAGAACCAAAGTATCAACCAAGTCATCGTGATACCCTTCGGAAGCTTCGTAGGAAATTCCCTTGGAAATAAAGGTGCTGAACTCGGAAATGATGTCCAAATCGGGAATCAGAAGTTTATCCTGTTCTATCATCTCCTTGAGAATTGAACATCCCAACTTCTTGATTTGATAACTGGTTCGGACACCGTATTGAACCTTTCCACTCTCGCCAAATCCACCGTCCACCTTTTGACCTTTCTTGCCACGGTTGGACACCAAAAGAACATTCTCATACTCCATTTCCTGATATAGAATATCTGCGACTTCAGAACCGACATCGTTGATTTCGACAAGAATATGCGCTTCATTGTAGTAGTTACCTATCTTTTGTATTATAGTAGGATAAACCAAGACAGGCATTTCGTTGTTCCGAAACTTTGCAACAACCTTGTAAGGCATCTCTGTGACATCAACCACCGTAAATGCGTGGTAATCTGCACCCTGAGCTCTGCATGTGTCTATACACATGATGTATATTCGATCCTTCTTTGGTTCTTCAAAAACATCCAATCCTTCCATAGAACTCTTGATCGGATCGTCAAACACCATTGTCGCCAGTTTTGCGGAAGAAATCAGAGTGTCTTCTGAGCCCAAGAAGGTGCATTCAAACTCCTGCATCCACTGACGTTCAGAGGTGTTGCGAATTGTCTCTTCCTTGAACTTTTGGTCTCTGCCGGGAATTTCATTCCAATGAACTTCAATCGGAACATAGGAATTCTTGTCCTTTTCCGCGTTCTTCCACATCTTGTAGAACATGTTCATTCCCTTGGGTGTGCTTACCACGACGACCTTTGTGGATTTGCCTGAAGATATGGTGGGATACACGGAGTTGAAGAAATCCTCTGCAATGTTGTTGGGAACGAAAGCAAATTCGTCAAGTAGAATTATGCTGTAAGTATCACCACGAACGGCAGAAGAGGATGTGGACGAAGCAATCACCTTTGAACCATTCTCAAGGTGAATGGAAAGTTTATTCCATTCCACTATTCCCTGTTGCAACCATTTGGGAAGATTTTCATACGATTTCTTCAATCTCTGAAGAAGTTCTCTTGCAGTCGTCAACTTGTTTGCAAGAATCGCAACCTTCTTGTC